TTCCCGTCATAATTGTGTTAATTGTAACTTGACAATATTTAGCATTTTCAGGAACAATAAAAGAAGATAATGCTGCGTTCCAAGCATTACCCCAATTTGTATAGGTTTGTGTATTGTCGGCAAAGAAGACAACCGTTCCAAAAAGACCTTCAACGTCGCCTTTTAATTCGCCCGCAGAATTTAAATAATATTTTTTTACCGTTACAATTTCGCCTTCATTAACAGGAAATATGGGCGAATATCCACTTGAACTCGAAGAAACAATCGAACCCGACGGTTGAATAATTCCAGCTGTTAATTCTTCACGTGTAAATCTTAAATTTGTTGTTTTATCGCTGATTACTTCATTAACAACATTATTTACCTTTTTGGAAATTTCATCAACTACGTCTTCGTCCGCTTTGAGGGCTAATTTCATGTCAACTTCTGTTTTATTGTAATAGTTCTGCATATTGGCTCCGACAAGATCGGAAACCTTAGCTTGAGTCCACTTTGTTGAGTCAAAGTCTTCAGCTACGCTGACAGCTGTAGTGCATTTATACAGAACTGTTTGATAAATTACGAAATCACCGACTGCGTAAGTTGCCTGATTGCTATACGGATTAGCGATGTTTTTATCCATCGCAGCTTCATTAATAGCACCTAAAACAGTTTTGCTGTCAGTTTCAAGATCAGCCGGGAAAGAGATTTTCTTAAGAATCTTCTGAGCCATATCACTGATCGGAGCAGCTGCTGATTTATAACCAGTCGCAGCCTGTTCATCGACCTGAGCCAGAGCTATAAGGTCTCCATTGTTAAGGCTCACCGCCCTATCCAGTTCTGAAAATTTCTTGCTCATATATCCTCCTTATCCTTGAACAGTTAAAATCTGATTATCTTCTGTCAGGAAATCTTCTTCGTTTTCTGTAGCCAGAGCGACATATTCCAGTAAGATCGTTGCAGCATCACTCATCGAGATCAGACCGAGACCTCCGATATTCTCGAGCTTAACATTGTCATTAGCCTGAGCGATGATGAGATTCTGAAGCTCGATCTTCGGAGCATCTTCTCCTGTACCTTCACTCATCGAAACAAGACCGAGGCCACCGATAGACTCTGCGATGAGATTATCAGCTGCTTCGATATATCCGTCGAAGTAGTCTTCACCGTAAAGTCTCTGACCTTCTAACGTGATGTGAGCGTGATTAACGTCAATCGTAGTCTGCTCTATTCCGTGAGTAATGATCTTTACTTCCCAGGAATGTCTGATTCCCGGAGCGACATCTCGAATAACGTAAAAGAAGTCTCTGGTTATTGTCGACTCGACAGGCTCGATGTCAGCCTGGATCGACTGCGTCCCTCCACCACTTTCTTCAGGATCAGGAATCTCTGTCGTGATTACCAGTGGTGAAAGACTTTCATAAGGTGAATAATTAACTCTTTCACCGTCGAGATAATATCTGATCTCGTAACTACTCTGTAGTGACAGATCACGCAGCATCTCTAAGATGAACTCGTGAAGGATCTTAACAGTGGTCTGTTGAGCAGCTGTAAAATACAACTGTGCGATAGTGACTTCATAATCAGAACCGAGTTCAATCGGCTCGAGATTAGCGAAGTTATAATATGTAACTTCGTTCTGGACCGTCTGATTGATAATTCCTGAAATGTCCTTATCGGTTCTCGACTGAGCTGAACGAAGATTAGGATTATCACCGAAGCACTGGACCTTATAAGACTTATTATAAGTCCATGTGGCCAGCATAACGGCTCCGGAGCTTGTATCACCTGCGTAGTCATCCTCGAGCTCGATAACGTCTCCGAGATCGAGAGCGATGAAAGCAGGAAGCATCGAAGCCTTGAAAGGAGTGTAGACCATTCCTTTTACGACATTCAGAATGTTATTAACACGTCTGTCGATCGCTTCCGGTGTACCGTACTGCAGAAAAGGCTGATTTCCCAGCTTCATAACGAGGCCGTCACCTTCACCGATAACCTTGACAATCTTCGTCTGTGCGTCGACATAGGAAACGAAATCATAATATGAATCGAAGTCGGAGATCTCCGTTCCTGACATTCTCCTGGCTTTCGGGATGCTTATAACAGAAACGTTATCAAAAGACTTGAGCTTCCAGTTTCCGTTTCGGTCCGCATATGCAAAGCCACCGACCATCTGAGCGAGAGCACTCATAAGGTCTCGGAACGTGGTCATGTCATTATCTTCATAAGGAGATATGACCTCGGTACCATTAGGAAGAGCTTCGCACTCTTCTTGTGACATTCCAAAATGAGCTCCGGTCTCGGATTCGATGTACTTACAAAAATAAAAGAGTGTTCCGCTCGTCTGGTCGATCGTAAGATTCTTGTCAGTCTTTGAAAGAACATCGTAAGCGGTTATATCGATTCCTGCAGCTGTTCTCACAGCCTCAGCGATATAGAATACTCCGATAGGAACATCTTCAAAGACATCCTCACCGGATTCCTCGTCAATCTTCAGACCGTCATAGATCAAGATCTTCTTTCCGTAGTAGTCACCACGATCGAGAAGGTCGACCAGGAACGTGAGCTTCAGGACACCGATATTTACAGATCCCAGAGCTACATTTTTCTGAGAACACTGATTCTTATAGGAAACACCTATGACATCAGCTTCCGTGAATGAATACGCATCGTCCAGCAAACCCACAAGACGGTGAGTCTGTACCTGGTCGAGCATTTTCGCTTTGTAAGCGTCTGAGACTGAATACATATCTTAAAACTCCGTAACTGAAACTGAACACTCGAATAAACCATCGACGGAACTGAGCCACTCAGAACCCTCAACGGTGTTTTCTGTGAAATCTCTTACTCTTACCCGATAAGTCTTTCCCTGATAAATCATCATTGTCGACTCGTCGTGAGTAAGTCCCTCGAGGATCTCCCTCTTTGCAGGAGACAATTCGAAGCTGAAGTTCCACGAGTTCTTCGCAGGACGGACCACCGTGACGAGGTCCGTACCTGCTTCGCTCTGTGAAACATTTTCAATGGTCTTCGATGTTCTCGAAGGTGTTTTAGGATTCGGGAAGACTTCATTATTAAACTTCAAGTAGTTTCCTAACATTAGTGTCCTCCTGTTGTATAGTTATTCCTATCGATAGCATCCAGAACAACTGTGTCGACGTGGTCTCCTCCGATATAGATCGGGAATACCCATGTCGCACCGTCACCCGAAGCAACTGCAGGACCTGCAGCGTTCATGATGGCCTTTTCGATCCTCGAAAGACCTCCGCTGTAGTCTACAGTCTGATGAGCTTCGCTTCTTGTTACTACCTCATAGGAATCATTCATTCCTGAATCAATGATACCTGCAGTCTTATAGAGTGCTTTCTCAAGCTCTCCCTGCTGCTTGTTCATCGAGTCGATGAAACTCTGGATCATATCACCACCGGACTCGTTAAAGTCTGAGAGCGGTCCCATATCAGGCTCAGAGAAGTGTAAGAAGTCAGCAACTTTCTTAGCTGCACCCTTCGCAGCTTCACCGAGCTTTCCGAACATCGACTTAATACCCGAAATGAAGTTGGATATCATGTCAGATCCCCAGCCCTTTGCACCGTTGATAATACCGTCAAAGGCTGCCTGGAAGCTCTTGAGAATGTCAACAGCTCCATCACCTGTGATGTATTTACCCATCTCGATGACCAGTGTGACCAGAGCCTCGATAATGGCTGCGATGATTTTCGGCATATCTCCGATGATGGCCGTGATAAGAGTGAATCCAGCCTCAATGATGTCAGGTAAAGCGTCACCGGTCAGGAATCTTACGATTCCCATGATTATCTCAGGGAGACGTTCAATCAGCTTAGGGAGATAGTCGACCAGACTTGAAGCCAGAGTGACTATCAAGGTCAGAGCTGCAGATATGATTTGTTCCAAGCATCCACTGGAAAGGAGCGTATCGACCAGAGTCAAGATAGCATCTATCGCAGCCGGTATCAGGATCGGAAGGGCTTCAGTCAGTCCACTGAGTAATCCGGTGATAATAGCTGTCGCTGCTGACAGGATCTGCTCAATACTCTCGGGAGAGAGCAGATTCTCTGCAAGCGTCATGATAATGGCCAGAGCTGAATCAAGAAGCAAAGGTGCATACTCGATTAACGAGTTGACCAGAGTCATGATGAGATCGATCGCCAGCGGTACCAGGACCGGAAGGAGTGTGACAGCTGAATCTACGACGGACTCAAACAGTGAGCTGAACGCAGAAATAAATAAATCTGCGTTATCGGCTATCGAGCTCGAGAGCGTTTCGATAAGCCGTCCTGCCATCTCTATGAGCTGAGGTGCGACTGACATCGCAACCGGGAGAAGGGCCGATAAAACGGACTCAACGACCGTCAGGATCTTCGGGATATAGGTCTCGACTATCTGTACGGCCCGAGGTGCGAATTCTTCGATGATGCCGGCTATAGCGTCAATATCTCCACCTGTCTCTGAGAGAGCACCGGAGAAATCACCGAGAAGGTCGACTGCATCTCCGCTCATGTCAGTGAGCAGAGGAAGAAGAACCTGTCCGAAAGACTGTTCTACTGCCTGAGCTCCGTTCGTGAGCCTCTGCATATTATCATCGAGAGCACCGAAAGCGTCGATCGTTTCGGAATCCATGACATAACCGACCTTGTGGGCCTCGTCAGCAAGGCTTCTGAAGGTATCGGAACCTGCCAGGATGAGCGGATTCAACTCTTTAGCCGACTTCCCGAACAGGGACATGGCTGCGATATCACGCTCACTCTCGTTCTCGATCTGGCCCAGAGCATCCACAGCCTCCCAGAAGACCTCTTCAGCGTCCCGGACATTACCATTCGAATCCTTGAATGATATTCCGAGAGCCTTGAAGCTCTCCTGAGCTGACTTGGATCCTGACATCGCAGATCCGAGAGTCTTTTCTAATTTTGTTATGGATCCTGTGACTGTTGAAGTATCAACGTCCAGGAGTTCTGCAGCGTAGTTTAATTCCTGCAGAGTGTCAGTAGAAAGACCTGTAGTCTTCGACAGAGTGTCAAGCTCGTCAGCGAGCTTTGATGTCTCCATCGTAGTATTTGCGAGAGCGGTACCAGTCGCAACGATAGCGGTCCCGACAGCTGCACCAACTGCAGCAGCAGCGGCCACGACAGCTTCGAGAGACTTAACTGCGACCTCTCCGGCTACCTCAGCAGCTTCACCAAGTCCTTCAAAGGACTCAGAAGACTTCTCGACTTCGGTACCTGCCTGATCTGCAGAATCTCCGACTTCTTCGAGATCGCCTGAAGCGTTATCAGCTTCCCCGGATAACTCTGTGAGAGTTGCTCCTGTTGTAGCTATCTCCGCTTCGAGCTCGGCCATCTGTGAGGCTGTGAGCTGTGCGTTCTCGGGAAGATCTGTCAAAGCGTCCTGCTGGACCTGCTGTAAGATGTCCATCTTCTGAGTGACGAGATTAGTCTTCTCAGCAAGGACCTGTTCTTTTGCAGCAAGTAAGTCGACATTCGTAGGATCGAGCTTGAGAGCTTTGTCCAAGTTCTTAAGGGCTGCATCGTCCTTCTTGATCTGGCTCTCTACGTCCTGAAGCGACTTGACCAGTCCGCTGGTCTTTCCTTCAATTTGAATGGTAATACCTTTAATTGTACTTGCCATTTTTACTTACCTCGTCTGTCAACGAGGGAAAAGAGCATCGATATCAGCTTGAGTGGCTATCTTCGGCCAGTCAAAGTTATCATTCGATCTCTCGGTCAGAATTCCAAAAATCTGGCCGCATGAATAGAACCTTAGATCTTGTTTTCGAATTCCAAGTTCTAAAGCTCTAAGCTGGAACAAACTCGTCGTCATCGGACGAATCGTCGCTGCGGCCTTTACTCGTTTTTTACCGAGTCAGGGACCTTCTGGTCGAGGTTTACCTTTTCCCAGATTGCACTCATTACTTCGTTCTGAATGAAAGCACCGGGCTCCTGTGTGGCAAGCCACGCATAGTAATCCTCTTTGCTTCCGTTGTATTTCTTCTTGAAGAGAAGTGATCCGATATAAGCGATTCTCGAAGTGTATTTCCTCATCAGGAGACCGACTGAGATGTTATAATCAGTAATTTCCTTCTGTTCGTCTTCGTCGAGGAGTGAATAGTCCTTAATGGCCTTTTCAACTGTCTCTCCGTTCTCATCCTGTTCCTTGACGAGCTTTGTAGCTCTGGATCTCAAAGCCTGGATCCTTCCATTCGGTCTGACTTTAGCCAGGACACTGAAGAAATCCTCACCGAATACGGATTCGAAAACTTCGTAAAATGCTGCGTTAATTTCAATTTTATTTACATCAAACATATGCTTTCTCCTTTTATTCAATAGAAAGGGGAAGCTCCGTGTAAGAGCTTCCCCTCTTTAACCCTTATTAGTAGACCTGTTATCAGGACTCACCGCTGAAGCTGGGCTCGGGAACTGCTGTGTAGAAGTTAGCGTAAGCCTGTGCATCAGTATTCTTTCCTGTGCAAGCCTTAATGAGATGCTTCTCAACTCCGTCAATGTTGACTGCGTCAGTTCTGGGAACAGCTCTGAAGGAAACTGTCTCAGTCTTGACTTCGAGATCACCATTAACGTCTACAGTGTTAGAAGCAACTGCAGGACGAGAAGCGAGACAAACCTTGTAGAAGCAATATCTACGAGCGGAAATGTCTGTCTGAAACTCGAACATGAGAGCGAAATAAGAGATCTGGTCCTTATCAGTCTCAACGATAAGGCCATTATCATCCTCTGTCTCTCCGAGTGTGTCGATCTTGATGTCTTCCGGGATCATAGCAGACTCGAAATCGCCCTCATAACCACGGTTATTAGCCAGGGCATAGTAAGCGATGTTATCTGCTGAGAAGAAAGTAGGATTGCCGGAAGGATCGAGCTGCATATTAACAGCTCCGGGCCACTTCTTAGGTACGCCGTAAGATGTTACGACATTACCCTGTTCGTCAGTGGTCTCTGTGAGCGGTGCATAATGCACATTTGAAAGGCCGTAAAAGACCTTTGCTTCCTTTTTCTCAGGCATTTAAGATTCCTCCTAAAAACGTAATGTCAAAATAGGTCTCCGTGACTTGCTCATCAGAGTCATCGACGTAGGTCACGCTATAAGGAAGCGAGTTCTCGTCGAGGATCCTCTTCAGAGTCGCATGAAGAGACCAGTTGCGGACCTCACTCTCGACCAGATTGAGTCTGAGTGAAGTAGTTTCTGTGTATGTTTTATTATCTGCTGCGAAGTTCGGATTCGTGACATCTCTGAACACGATATAAGGACAAGCGGTACCATCAGGAGCAACACCGAGATTAACATTGAAGCCATTTGTCTCAAGTAATGTCTTAAGTGAACTAATCGTCATAATTTACTCTCCAATTCCTTGATAATGTCTTCCGTGACCATCTCTTCTACAGGCTTGATATGAGGTCTTCCCTGGACTCTTCCGACTTTCTTTCCGTCTCGAATGATGTCGTGACCATTTTCGAGGAGATGTGTCAGTCCGGGCTTCTTGTTGTAGACGATATATCGACCTTTTTCTTTCTTCACGGCCCACGACTTAGCATATCTTCCTGTGTCTGCAGGTGATAATTGCGTCAGAGCCTTTTTAGCCTGTTGAGCTCCGTTCTTCATGACCTCGTCGACCGTCTGATTTACATCTGACGTATATTGAGCGAGTACATGATTGATCTGAGCTGTGAGACTATCCATTTCCAACCCTCGAACCGTAATATAGTTCTATCCAGTCGTTATCAGGCTCAAAAGTACGATAAATCGAATATACTGTCATATTCTGATTTGCGTCTTTGAATCCGAGAAGCTTCTCTCCGTGATAGTCTGCAGAATTCATCTTGATCGAACCCTGCGGTCTTAATCCGGCCTGATCTGCCTGGAAGAACTCATTCTGATAAGTGCTGCTCTGGATCCCGATCGCTTCGATCTCTGTCTTGGTGGTCACTGTCTGACCTGTTGCGTCTTTTGTCCTTGTTTCTCCCAAAAGGAAGAACGAAACATCTCGAGCCATTTTTCCTTACCTCAGCAAACAATATTAAGATCCAGAACCACTCGGAGTCGCTCTTCCAAACGCTCTGCAATTCAAGCGGTATTTAAGGGAAGCCGGCATCGCTGTCGGCTCCCTTCTTGATAACCACTGCCAGCGAGCGTAGTCGATAACGAGCTCTGAGTCTATGTCTGATGATGTATCGACATCTTCACCGACGAACTTACTGACTTCTTTTTCAGCGACTGTCAGGAGACTTGTAAGTCTTTCATCGTAAGCTGTCGAGTTAATAATTCCGATGTCGATCTTTAATCTCTTCAAGAGGACGTTATCATTAACTTCACTCATGGTCTGATCTCCTTAAATATCAGGATTCAGGATCGTCCTGTCCGGGGAAATTTACGGATGTAGTAGGAGCTGCACCGTAACCGATAGCACCGAAAGCCTTAGCAACTGCAGGCTTACCGTCAGCTCTCATCGTTCCCTTGATAACTGTCTGATCCTCGATGAACTTAGCCTCAGTAGAAACTGCGACTGTCATCTCCTTCTTGATGAGAGCAGCATAGAGATCGAGATAACCGAAAGCGATGTTGTTATCAGGTACGAAGTCGAGAACAACAACGTCACCACCGTCGACAGGCATTGTACCGTCAACACCGGAAACGAGAGCACCAGCAGCATTAAAAGCGAGTGCCTCAGCCTTGAGTGTACGATACATCTTGTCGTTCATGATCCATGTGATACGGCCACGGCTCTTCTTACCGTCTGCAACACCACCGGCTGTGATGATCTCTGCGAAGAGATCCTTACCCTTCTTAGCAGAAGAGATAGTAACGAGCTGAGAAGCTGTAGAAGCGATAGCTGTTACGAAGCCTGTAGGCATCTTGGTACCTGTACCGTAAACGAAAGCCTTATCGAGTGCATAGCCGATAGCCTGCATCAAAGCGTCAGCGAATACGTCGAGGAGATCGATGTCGGAATCTTCGATTCTAGCGTTGCAGATAGCGAAGAAGCCACCGACCTTGTATGTGTCGAGCTCAACAGAACCGAAGGAAAGATCGAGTTCGTTAAGTGTTGCACAAGCCTCTGTCCAGATAGCCTCGGGAATAGCACCCTCGACAGGCTGTCTGCCGTTGTTCTTTGTGAAAGCAGCTCTTACTCTGCCATAGAGCTTGGAATACTCGATGACATTGTCACGGATGAGGTCGAAGATGGAAACTCCGATGAATACGTCAGCACCTGTGACGGTTCTCTTCTCAGAGATAAGCTGTCTTACTCCCTCGAGAGTCTTCTTAACATCCTCACGCTGAACGAACTCAGCTCTCTGGATGTCTGTCATTCTGTTAAGTGATCTTGTCTTAAACATCTTGTTCATGTTCCTTTCTGTGAAATTAACTCCTTCGGGAGTCTGTGTAACTGTGGTCTCAGTTGCCTGTGCAGCAACCTTCTGTGAAGCTCTCTGCTGATCTTCGACATCTTCGAGTTCCTTTTCCATCTCGGAAACTTCACCTTCGAGGTCAGCGATCTTCTGATCGTTCTCAGCCTTTTCAGAATCAAGAGCAGCCTTATCAGCTTCGATCGCAGCGATATTCTCTTCAACGACCTGCTTCTCTTCCTCTGTCTGAGCCTCTTCGATTGCCTGAGCTGTGTCATCCGTTCTCTTCTGGATATCTGCAGCTCTGGTCTCAAAGTCGGATTCCTTAGCTCTTAAAGCTTCGAGGTCCTTCTTTGCATCGTTGATCTTCTTACGAAGCATCAATGCTCTAAGCATGACTTATTCCTCCTTAGTTGAGATTTTCTTGAGACGTTCATTCATCTGCATCTTCCACGCTTCAGAAGCTCTTTTCTTGAGCTCTTCTGCATCTCTGTGGCGAGCTGAAATTCCTGTCTCCTCATATGCAGGGAACGTACAAACAGAAACTTCGAAAAGTTCTACATCCGTAATCGTCCAATGAATCTCACCAGCGTCAGAGAAATCGGTTTCTTCTTTCCTGATGATGAATCCAATCGAACACTGATCCACATCGCCACGCTTAACTCTCTCGTATGTGTTCATAGCGTCAGAGTCTTTCGGATTGACCTTGATGCTTCCCCACAAACCATGAGAGTCAGACTTCAGCTCTAATGTGTTCGCCTTAGTACGGCCGAGCACGAGCGTCGTGTCGTGATTTGTCAGTGCTCTGATGTCACCTGCAAGGGAACTATCAAAAGCTCCCGGAGCGATGGACTCGGATGCACCTTCCCACATTTCATAGTTGCTATTGTAAACAGCGAAGTAACCTTCAATAATCAGGTCTTCACTGTCTTCCCTCGTCTTAAACTCTCCCGATCTGAGCTGTAAAACTCTCATTTCGGGATGCTCTTCAAAAATTGATTTAAGCATTTATCAATTACCTCCGATTAACTTGCTCTGGTTTCCGGACATATCAGCCGGAATGTAATTCTCAAGAACCTTAAGTTCGTCGAGTCCTTCCTTCGGCTCGAGATTGATACGGTCACGAGCTTCGTTACCAGTAACCCATCCACGATCACCCATAGCCGTGAAGACTGAAGTGATCTGCTGCAGATCCCAGTCGAGCAGAGCCCATACATTTCCCTTGATATACCAATCAGGTGAAAGGATAAGGCCCTTCGTGAGTGTCTGCTGAATCTTCTCGACTATCTCCTTGACCTTCGTCTGGATGAAGTTGTTATATTCATCCTTTTTGAAATCACCGACACCGACCAAGAAAGCAGGGACTCCAACAATGGCCGCTGCTGTCTCTTTGTTCATCTTGACCGTGTCAGAAATAGCGAGGTCCTGAAGTGTAAGCGGTTTAACTGATGTGACGTTCATCTGCTCCGCTGGAATTATCCAGGGCTCACCGGCTTTCGAAGTCTTCAGATAATCTTCAGCGATCTTGTCTCGACCTTCCTTGCTCTGGAACTCTTCACCCATCGCATTTACATTAACGATGAGCGGAGGCTTAAATTCTGAAGATAAGTAAGCGTTTTCGGTGTGAGCTGCCTGTTTCAAGTTATTAGCGACATCCTTGATCGCTACCTTGATTCCTGTACCCTTCCAGGGCTGATTCTTATCAGGATGAAGCCTGAAGTGGAGAAGATCTCTCGGATCGTACTTGATTCCGTCAATGTAGATCCAATATCCATATCCAAGCGGATTATCCGGAACGAAAGAAACACGGTCCATCGGGACTACTTCGAGATCACGAAGATAACCATCTTCAGTGTGAGGTCTTACGACTGCATTTCCGTTTCCGTAGAGCAGCATATTCATAGCGATTGCTTCAAAAAAGTCTGCTCTGGTGAGGAAGCTGTTCGGGTTGATGTCGATCTTCCTTGACAGCTCGTTCTTTATTCTCCGGTCTCCGTTCTTTGTGTTCTCCATGATATGCCAGGAGACCAGACCGACGAGAGCAGCGATAGCCTGACAAGCCGTAATGATCGTCGGATCCTGATCGAGTGAAGTATATCCTGCACATTTCAGATCCCCATCATGTATCAGCTGAAGGATCTGACTGTT